CAAAGATAAACATTGTATTCAAGTATCTGGTGAGGGTTATGGTGGAGGTCATCTTACTACTTATGATGATGATTACACAATGGCAGGTGACTTTACGGAAAAACTAGCAAAACTTTTACCAACTAAAGAAGTTTATGTTGATGGTGGAAGAGTTGGAGTTTGGAGTTAATATGACTTTAGTAATTACAAAAAGAATGCAGTCCTTAATGGACTGCATTGACGAATTGTATAACCAAGAGGGTAATACTTATTCAAAATTAGAAATAATTGCAGGATCATATTCTGATACTTACAAATCTATCAATGGTATTAGACCAAGACATAGTTGTATGAATAGTTGGACTTATGAAGATTATATTTATCATCACGACAAACTTGCTGATGATCTTGCAGAGATGTATAGGTACGAGCAAGAGCAGAAAGAATTAAAGAAAAAAAGAATTTCTAATGCTCTTAAAAATACTTTTTCTAATTCACCATTCGCAAACTTTTACAAAGGAGTGAACAATGAATAAATATACTTTATGGGAAGTTGTATCTAAGTCTGGAAATAGAGTGGCACTTGTAAAAACAGAAAACATTTTGTCAAATGAGTCTAAAAATTATTGGTATGGTAAAGAAATTTGTAGGGATTTTTTTGGTTATGATTATCAATACGAACTATTTACAAATGGTGGATATGAAAAAGATCAAGCAAGATGTTTTACAATTAAACCAAAGAAAAGGAGAGTACAATAATGTTAAACGATATACTTACACTAATTGTTCATGTCGGAATGATTGGTTTTACACTTTATTTTGTAAAGGAGTTGTTCAATGACTAAAACAAAACTTAAAGTCAAAGTAGATATTGAGTTTGAAATAGAACTTTCTACAAAAAGAAAAACTTGCACAGCTTGTAATGGTGCAGGTCAAATAGAAGCATATGATCCAGAGATTGGAAAAGATGGTTGTGATGCGTGTGGTGGTTTTGGTGATTTTAATGCACAAATAGAAAATGCTATTTGTGATACAGGAAACGAATATTTTTTAGATAAATATTTATCTCATATAGATCTAGAGAGAATGCAATTTATCAAAAAAATTCTAAAACTTAGAGAAAATTTCTGGAGTGAATACGAAATACAACCATATCAAAATTTACCAACATTTTTTAAAATAGAGAGGGAGTAAAATGAATAGACAAAAACTTGCAGAGATTAAGTATGACTTACAAGGTCAGCTTAAAATGAAACTTCATAAATATGAAGTTCATGCAAAAGAAAAGGGTGGAATACCAGATGAGTTTTTATCTGGTTATTCACTTGCAATAAAAGATTTGGGAATACTTGTTCCAGATTGGAAACATGAAAACCTCAGTAATGAAAACAATCCAAAAGTATTTCCAGATAAGGAAGGAGAAACAAATGAAAATTCTTAAATTTACAGGTAAGAGTAAATCAGAAAAGTACACAACAATTCGTGTCAAGACTTCTGATTTAGATAGAATAAAAAAAGCATTTG